ATCACTCATTCTTTTTCATCAAACTTATAGAACCATGAATCAGGTGTACCAACACTCCACTTGGATATATTTTCTACTGAATACACTTCTGTTGGTATTTTAAAATCAGGTGTTTTAACTACAGGTGGTACCATTGACACATCATACCACAGGCAACGATTGTTTGGTTGACAGGCGAACTGGCCATTGTCTAGTTGAATAAAGTTATATGACTTATGTTCTTGCACACCTTCTGAAAAACTGGTGTCAATACGATTAAAATCTGGTGCCGCAAAATCAATTGTAAAAAGGTATTTACCAAAATAAAATGCTCGGTCTTTACCAAAGTATTTTACTTTGAGGCCTCGTAGATTTGATTTTTCAATTACTGCCATATCATATGATAGACAATCCCATATTTGTAGATTGTCTAACGGCAGATATTCCTCTACAGGTTTCCAAACATATGCAGAGATTGGTAGTTTATCAAACAATGCACCATAATCGGTTAACATACATTCAATACGAAATGCCTGACCTTTGATGGCCTTGGCAGTAATCCATACACAAGGTTCTAATTCACCATGACCTTTTTCATGGTTATAAAGAAACTCTTTACGGACAAAACATTTAATGGGAGGTATGTTTGCAACTAAAAAGGACATTATTGACCACCTATGAATTTTTCCCAAGAGATGAAATCTCTTAGTTGCCAAGTTCTTTGTTTCAATTCATTCATAATAGATTCGATGACCGATACACATTCTTCGTGGTATACTTTCTTCTCTAACATTTTAATTAAATCCATGTCACCCTCTAAGTAAGCATTGATATCAGATTTTAAAACAAACGCAAAGGGTGACCATCCATGCGCATCCAATTCTTCTTGGTCCATACGACCAGAGTAGTAATCAATCTTTATTTTACGCATACGGAGATAGTCAAAATGTGCCTTCTTAGAGGCAATCTTGTGTTTGGTAAGTATGGAGAGATATTGATTGTGTAGTTTTGGAATCTTTAACAGTTCTTTACCAGGTTCCGTTTGGTCAATTTCTGTATCTTTTTCCCACAACTTTAATATTTGTTCTAGATTTTCCATAATATATTCAATGATATAACAACAATTCTACATCATAACACAAACTATGTTATCGTGTCAAGCCGTAATTGGTACAAATTTAAAACTTTCATACACAAAAGTAACATCAGCGGTTACTATATCATCCGCAGATAATTTTGTATCAAATATAACGTCTGATAGAGAAACAGGAAACATATTGATAAACTCTACACGTAAAATAGGGTTGTTTAAAGAGGAGAGTATGGTTAATGTAGCATCAGAATATTCTTTCTTCTGTTGCCTTTTATAATTGTTTTGTATCTCAGTTTTTAAATTTCTATCATCTGTACCTTCAGGAGAAGCAAAAGAAAGAAACCAATTATACATTTGTTGCCATGTTTTTAATTCTTCATCAACAATAAATTCAATATTAAAATTGTTGTAGGCAATCTTATTACCAGGTGCATATACATCTAACGATGGAAAATTGATTGGGGCCTGTCCTACACTCACCCCTGGTAAATTTACTGACTGGCAGAAGTATTGTGTCGAACCTATCCGATCAAAAGTTATGAGATACTTTGATGGTTGTAATAGATTGGTGTTTTGGGGGGTTCTAGTTAGTACGTTCATACGTTTATTTAGGTCATAAAAAAAGAGACCTCCGTGTAGGAGGTCTCTCTAAAGGTCACTCTTATTGGTGACTTTTTAAAGTGCCTTGCGGCGACTATTACATCAAATTAGCTACCTTGAATATACGATAGTATACGTTTGTTCTTGGTGTAATCTGGTTTGTGCCAGCACCATTTGCCAAAGCGCCTTTAGCAAATGGGTTAGCTACCATGCCGTAACGAGTTTTGAAACCAATCTTAGGTTGGAATGTAAACTGGTCAACTGCACGAACCATTTGGAGAGGAACGTATGGGCAATAGAACAAACCTGCGTCATAAGGTGATGTACCTTTGTAACCAATTGTAACCAATTCTTGGTTGCTTGTGTAACCGCCAAAATATGGGTCAATGTATACTTTGATACGACCATGAAGCAGACCAGCAAATGTATTGCCTGTGTCATCTACTTGCAAATCAGCAGACAAAGCAGGAGTATATTGCAATACACCAGCCATTGCCATAGCGGAAGCAACGTCAGAAGAAACGATCAACACATTACCTTTGCCTCTACGAGTCTGCTTAGCAATAACGTTTGCATCACGCTCGATTTGGAAAATCAAGCCTTTGAAACGCTCAACAGACCAACGACCGTTGGAGTCTGTATCTAAGTCAAATGTACCAGCAGTTGTTGTACCGTATTGTGCACCTGTTACAGCGGACAAATAAATGGTACGAATAACTTCACGGTTGATCTCAGCAAGAATTTCTGTGGACAGAATGTTTGACAATTCTGTTTCAGCATCAAGACCATGGATTGCTTTCAAGTCTTGTGCGAGTTCTAAAGAGTACTCGGCTTTCAAAGCACGGCTTTGAGCAGTTACAGTAACTTTCTCAATGCTAAATGCCATTTGGCCAAATACGCTGTCAGAGTCAGCGCCAAGATTTTCAGCTGTCGATGTAGACATGCCAATACCAGTTGTGAAGGCATTAGCTGTAAAGCTTGCTACAGGGTTTGTTGCGATATCATTATCAGGTGTTGTTGTGCCACGGAAACCGTAGGGATTAGCACCAGATGAAGCACCAGTGAATACTGTGTTGGCTTCGTTGAAGAATGCCTCAGTACCAGTTTGGTTTGTATAACGAGCACGCATTGCAAAAATCAAACCTGTAGGACCTGTCATTGGTTGAACACCAGCAACGTCATAAGCGATAAGATTTGGCAAAGAACGGCGAACCAAGCTAATCAAAATAGGATCAAAATTGCTGATACCAGAACCGGTAACGTTGGTAGGACCACCTGTACCGTATGCTGTTTCATTCAATACTTGAGCATCTTGTGACATAGCTTGTTGTTGGTTTTCCAAAACAAGAGCTGTAACAGCACGCTTGTATGGGTCTTTAATGGCTTCAAGTTCTGGATGTTCCAAAACAGGATTCCATTTCTTTTGTAGTTCTTCAGTCATATACATTTTTTGTTTTCCTTTTTTTGTATATTAGTTGTTATTTGTTTACAGTTTGTGAAATTGCTTTCGAGTAAACTTCCATTAAAGGATCGGAAGATTTTGCAACCTTCTTTTCTTCTTCAATTTGGACTTCATCATCCAAAGCAGAACTATCAGCAGAAACTACTGGATTTTTGAAATAAGATTCTTTCAATGTTTCCATTTTTTCTGTAAATTCATCCTCAGTAGTAAACTCAATACTCTCTGCGAGTGATTTCATTTTCTCTACTTGGGTCTGCGTTAGGCCTTCACACGCTGCGTAAATAGCCTCAAACTTTTTGTGCTCATTGAGTTCTTTTTTCAACTCAATAGCAGATTTGATTTGCTCATTGTAAGCTTCTTCAAGTTCTTCAACCTTAGCAGTAAGCTCTTCAACAACATCCACTTTTTCTTCTGGAATGTCAATGTAATGATCTTCAAACAAATCTTTTAAACCGGAAATAAAATCTTCAACGATTTCGGCACGGAGACCTTTTTCGATGGCAATTTCATTATCTTTAACCCATTCTTCAACCATGTAATTGAGGTAATCATCAACTTTGGTGGCCATTTCTTCTTTAATTTCTTCAATGGCGGCTTCGAATTGTTCTGTTAAAGCTTCTTCTGCTTCAGCAATAACTTCTTCAGCACGAGCAATAACTGCTGCTTCAAAAATTGTTGTTGCCTTAGCAATAAATTCTTCAGAAAGATTTTCGCCAGAAATTAAAGCATCAATATCTTCCTTCATTTTTTCTTTTTTGATCATTTTTTTAATCATGGCTTTATCTTCTTTCTCATCTTCGTGGCCTTCTTTTTCTGCTTCAGCGATAACTTCGTCATCATCTTCTGTTTCTTCGTATTGCTGAACACCAACAGAACCTTTATTTAAAGGCATTTGATTTTTGCCAGTTTTGCCTTCTGGATGCTCAACAGAACCTTGCTCAGCAGGTTGACCTTTGAGTTTTTTGGCTGGCTCAGAACCTACAGGAGGTGTTGCACCAGGAGGAGTTGCTGTAGGCGCTCCTTTGTATGCATCTGGACCAGAATCCGTTGTTTTGGTAACTTGTGTACCTATGTCACCAACTTCTTTGGTACCATAAGCTACATCACCAGCTAGTTTTTGTGGTTTATCTTGGCCAGATTTTTTGCTTGATACTGTACCAGCAAGAATCTCTTTAGCGGCTTCGGACAGATTAAATTTTCCCATTTTGAAAATCTCCTTGATTTATATTGGATATTTATATTTAAAGTTTTTTTACGAGTGATTCCCAAATGCGTAGACTCACTTCTTCAATTTCTCTTTGAGAGGCTTTTTTAATGGCCTGCTTTGCTTCAGAGAATTGTTGTTCGGTCCATACACCGTTGACTAACACCCACTCTTTGCCTTCCATAATACCATGTACGAAAGCATTTGGAGCAGAAGGGTCTGCTACAATATCCGCCGCTGTGGCTAGATGAAAATCATCTTGAACTATGTTAACACCATTAACATTTTTAAGAGAACCCATACCACGAGAAGATACTCCAATTTGAGCTCCTCCTTCGATCAGGCTCTTAACAATGTTACCCATAGGGGTGTCAAGAATCTTTGCTTTGCCTATCCAATCATTACCTTCTTGACGGAGACCCACAACCATGTGTGAAACTCTGTCGAGATTAATGGATGGAGTGTCTGGATGACCCAGCTCACCAAAGGCACGGTTTTTATTAATATATTGTTCTGTATATCTTTGTACTTCTTTGGCCATGGTCTCTTTGAGATATTTACGGCCATTTCGGTTTACCACTTCGGCTTGAAGAAATGGACCCTCGATAAACAAAGTTTTCTTGCCGTCTTTATCTTCAGCAAGATATTGTAATGTTTCGGTGACTTCTGTAATTAACTTCATTATAGTCCCATTGCCTTTCGTTTTCTTAAAGATATTTGCCGTTTTCTTAACGACTGCCTTAATTTACTTTTTCGTTTAAACTTAGAACGCCTGGCCGCCATTGATCTGCGCCTACGCTCTTGTGGTGACATTCTTATTAAACGACCACCACGAATTGTATAACCTGATACCGCTGACTTCTTAACCCTTCGTTGTATCTTTCCTTTACGAAATCGTACACGAACAAGGCTTGTTCTTCCTATTTTTTGTATATTACCTTCGGCTATTTCATTAGCCAAGCGTTCCTGAATTTGGTTAAATTTTTCATTAATCAATTCTTCAATACGGTTATCTAATAATTCTTTCGCCTCTATTAAATTACCAGATAATAATTTGGTAACAAAATCTTTCATTATGGATCTATAGAATAGTTGCCATAATTGAATGCAGCAGGATCATTAAACTGACCACGCTGGTAATATTCATTCTCTTTACGCAACTCTATAACCATTGTATAACTATCATTGGCAACCATACCACGAGTTATAATACCAATATCCCCGTTGCACCCTGCTGTACCTCTTGCATTGTTTGGTATTGTTGTCCAATTTCCCATACCATCGTATTCTCCGTTACCATTCATAATTATTAATGGTATGTTGGTGTTTGCTTTCCAATACAATTGAACATCACCCTCTGATCCACAGTCATACCACAAACGATTTAGTGCTAATCCGTAATACGGTAATGATGAACCACCAGAACTTAACAATCCAGGTACACCGTTTGCATTTAATGCACCATATAATGAATTCGCTTGTATGCGAGAAGCATTTGATTCTTGTCCGGAACCATCAAAAGAAGCTGTAAGCTTAACAACAACGTGTTCGGTTGTATCTTTAATTACTTGATATGTAAATGAGTTTGCCATTTTTTATTCCTGTTTAAATTCTTCTGGTATAGAAGCGGACCATGTCATCGCTTCATATGGTATGGTTACATATTTATTAATTTTATCCACATAATATAATGCAACCTTTTGACCATTAGGAAACAACCTAATGGATTGTCGTTTCATTATTAAAATATTTGGCGGATCTTGTTCGGCCTTATTCTTTTTTTCACAGAGGGTATAAAATTCTTTAAGTGTTTTCACTCTCTATTTCCTGTTCTTCTGGTTGTTCCTCTGAAGGTTCAACCGCCATATCTTGTGCCGTGGCCAAAGGATCTTCTGCCGGCTTTAATATGTTTTGTGCAATTTGTTGCTTTTGAGCATCCAAATGTGCCATTACTCTATTTTGTATATCACTATAAAGTACATCACGCATATCTTTTGCATTGTCATCAAAAGCGTAATCAATAATTGCTCTTGTATTTTCCATTATTTTCTCCATTCAAAATATTTATAGTATTTGTTTTAATTTACCAAATGTTCCGGTAGACTCTTTAACTTTAGAAGCCGCTTTTGCTTGTTGTAATGCTTGGTCTGATGCTTGTTGTTGCATATCCATTTGATGTTCTTGGTCATCCGGATTTTGTGGTTGAGCAGGTACTTGTGACATCATGGTTTGTTGTGCTACGTCATTCATAACACCAACAGGCAATCCAAGACCAGCTTCTTTCTCTTTCTCAATTTCTTCTTGCATGCGCTTAATATCATCATCATTTAAACGTAATACATTTCGTTGTATCCATGCCTGAGAAAAATACCGACCAGTATAAGGATCAACAGAACCCAACAACTGTAATCTGTTGGTCATTAACTCTGCTTCTTTTAATTCACTAAAGTTATTATCTTTAATAAAATCATAATGAATGTTTTCTTTAAACAAAGACCATTCTTCATTGGTACAAATACCTTTTAATACACATTGTACACGTAAAGCTTGGTCAAAAATATCTGAAAATTTATTACGAACTCTATCAACAAATTTAGCAAACTTTAATTCATCTCGTGTAACTTCTGCAACTCGACCAATCGAAAAACCTTGATTAGATTCTAAACGAGAAATAGGTACACTTAAAGAATTATATAATTTCTTTTGAAAATATTTTACATCTTCTAACTCACCTAAGTTTTGACCACCCGGCAATGTAGTAATCTCTGTGCCTTTACCACCTTCACGGCGTGGCAACCAAAAATCTTCCATCATTGATAAGAACTTACGGTCATCACGAACTTCACCTGTGTTGGCATCATACACAAGTTTGTTTTTATACTTGACCATAATATCACGGAGATATTGTTCCGCTTTTAACTTAGGTAAATTGCCTACGTCAATATAAAATATACGGCGTTCTGGTGCTCGTGAGATACGATAGATAACTGTCGCATCTTCAATCATTCTTAACTGATTGAGTGGTTTAATTGCCTTGTGTAGATAAGATAACACCACAGCACGGCGAGAATCCATTAAACCAGAAACAACAGAGATAATAGAATCAGTTGTAATTCGTACACCAACAGGGCCATAATTAGTAGAACTACCGGTAACCACTTTGTCGTTGTAAATATAATACTCATTAGCCACATTTACAACTTCTGCACCAGTTTTATCATCTTTTTGTTTTTTTAATTCACGAACTTTTCTCAATTTGCGTGGGTCAATGTATCGTAATTCTTTGATACCAGCAACTGGATTTTCTTTATCAATAATTACGTTATAAAATAATCTACCATCAATATAATACCGGCGGAAAATATCTGAAGCCATATTATTATAATTTAATATTCTTAAAATATTTTGAAATTCTTCTTTGATGGCCTTTTTAATTTTTTCTGGCTGGTTTAAATTATCCAAAACAATATTGGTAACTTGACCGTCATCATCTTTTACAATAGCTTCGTTCACAATATCATCAATAGCCGATTCTATTTCTGGTTGCATAGCCATTTCTCTGTAACGAGAAATTAATTCTACTTCATTTTTTGCTGTACCATCCAGATCAACATAAGTTCCATAGTAAGCGGCCGATTGTATAGTTAATGCACCATCTTCATTAGCCGGTGACGTAAAAGATTGTTGCGCCGATTGATCGCTCTCGGCTTTATCCCGTGCGATTGTGAAACCAAAAAGAGAGAATTTATTAGCTGCCATATTATTTACTTTTCCAATTCAATTAAACATAAATGGGGTAAATTACCCCATATAAAAAACATATTAAGAAGTAGTATTTGATTCCCAATATTGAAATGCAAATGTTGCTGCATATTCTTCAATAGAATCATTTGAACCCCAATCTAAATCAATTGGAGCCACATCTACAGGGAACAAACCAACAAATTTATATTTCTTTAGCTCTTGTCCGGCTTTACCGTATTGAGTAACTTCAGCATCAACTGAATAGTTTGCAGGATTTACAGCACCTGCATTTCTTACGTTTGACACATGACTATTAATTGAATTCATCCACGACTCTAATGCATTGCGGATTAAAAAATCTTCATCATTAATAATTTGTAATGTCCAATCGGTAAATGTTCTATTACCAGCAAACTTTAATTCACGTCCAAAATAATACAACGGAAAGCTGTTAACTGTTGAACCTGGTAACTGTGCTGTTTTTGCCATAAATGTTGTTTTTTGTCCAACAACAAGAGCATTTGATACTATTGTTGGGAATGTCAGAGAGACCTTAAATAGATTAGGACGAGCACCGTCACCAATCATATTTGCTCTAAATTCTGCTACATTGAATGCCATTTAATTTCTCCTATTATTCTTAGTATTTATTAGACAGCACCAACAACTGTTGTGAAGTCAACACCAGTTCCAACGGCAATAAAATTCAATTGGATGAAATTGACTGAACGAGCAGGTTTGATGTAAATATCACCAACAAATTGATTTGAATCAATTACTTGTGGTGTATTATTTGTGGTGTCACAAACAACTTTAAAATCCGTAATACCACGGCGACCTTGTACATCTCGTAAAAATGGAGTTACCAATGAAACAAATTGTGAACGAGTAAATTCGTCATTAAATTCAAACAATGAATACTTGGCTGCTTCTGCAATTGCTTTTTCTAAAACAATAAACAATCTACGAACATTAATACGGTCAAATGCAGATGGTTTAGATTGTAGTGTTTTGTCACCAAATAAAATAATACCTTGTCCTGGGAACGAAACAACAGGATTTACACCAACTGAATAAATAGTATCTCTTTGAGTTTTATTTGGATTCCATGCTAGTTTTATTGCATTTTTAACTTGACCACGATTTAAACCTGCTGGAGAATACCAAGGATCACGAACAGTATCAGTATTAACACAAAGACCAGCCACATCACCATTCAATGGAACGTAACGATACTTGTTATTATACTTGTCATACATGTATTTGTAACCACTATCAGCAACAACATAAGAACTGGAACGGTCTAAGGATGTTAACCAAGTTATAATTCCACTAACTTGATTGGTACTAACAGTATCAACAGCTGAAGTTGGCGGTGAAATAAAAGCAATACAATCTTTACGAGAGTTGACAACATTATCGATTACGTATTGTTGAACTAATGTGTTTGCTTCTCCTGTTATAACTAAAGAAATATTGGTGTCTTCTTTATTTGCAAACAAATCATATCCAAGTTGTAAATCTCCGTTTGTTGGAACGGCATCACTACCACCACTTAAAGAAATTTGTTGATTTGTTGTTAGATTTGCAAAAGTTGTATTTGCAGCTGTTGTACCCCAAGTTGTAAATGTTGAACTATAACTTGGTGGATCAATAGCGTAAATATAACGTGAGTTGTTAAAAATTACATTTTTATAATAGTTGCTGGATCCATTAATCGAAGCATCAACCGCTTTTGATACAAATGGATAAGTTTCTAATACTGTTCCTTGAGTTCCAGTAAATTTACCATCAGCATCAACTACAATAATATGCATTTCATCATTCGAACCGCCAACAGATGAGGCATAATCAGAAGTTCCTGGAGCACTTGTAAAATATGATTTATACGTCCAGCTGGTAAATAAAGATGTGTTGGCACAAACATGAACATCTAACGAATTACCTAAAGATCCAGGATAACGACCAATAAATGATCCGTAAAAAT